GTCAAATCCAATTACAATACACTGAATTCATCGTCCTCTTCAAACCCAGAATTGAGTCGGCTTCGTTCCACGTAACCACTCGATTCCACCTCTTCTCTAATTCCCTCATCAGAAAGAAAGCTTTGGCACAAGTAGTCTTCAATCCATAATCTATCGATAGGATTTAACTTGGATGTGGCATCAAAAAGCTTTTCAACTGCTGTTTCGTCTCCATCTTGGAAGTTTGTTGAAATCATAGTAGTTGGAAGTTTCAACTCGCAACCAAAGGACATGTCTCTGGAGAGTTTGGGCTTATATCTGGAGAATTCTCTATATGTCATCTCCCTGAACTTCACAGTGCCTAGGGATATTAAGTCCCCCATAGGCTGTCTAATACTACCCTGTTCTGATATGGGTGCAGAATACTTTTCTTCTGAACTGGATGATTCTGATGCTTCTTCAGAGTGTTTTGATGCTTTGGACGAGACTGAGTCACCCCATATGTCATCATCACTCATCAGGTCATCATTCACATCTTCCTCCGCTTGAACTAGTTCCCTAGGTTCAATGTCTCTGGCTTTGGGCTCAGACATGTAATCCACGAAAGTCTGTGGCATCATGGTGGCTTGGACTGTCCTAAGTTTGTCTATTAGCCAGTGGTTACGCCTAAGTGGATCCCTAGTAAACAATCTTAATTTCTTGACGTCAGCCACATTCCTGGTGAGTATCTGAAGCGGAAGATCGTTCTTTGTTACAACTGCCAAAAAACCATATATTGCTGCTATTTTGACTTCCAAAACATCATGCTCATGAACGTTGTAGCAATGGCAAATGTCATCCTCCTCATCATTTGGAGCCGTGACTGGTGTGCGAGTCCCCCAAAAGTAATGATGCCATTTGCCATCAGCAAACTTCAAACGTATTTCGCGGCCGGAGAGACCTTCATCTGACACCACATTCAGTGTGCTGCAAACTGCATTATTTGATCCTCTATGTCTGTCCTCTTTAAACTGCACAGACAAATTGCTTGGTCTGATCACCAATTTGTCCCCGAATCCTCCTCTGTATAGTGAGTCTATGACGATTGCTTCCAAGGTGTCTGAGTTAGAATAGTATCTTGAGTCTCCAATCAACAAATTCATGAACTCAGTTATGTCCAGTTTCCCAACACCACCTGATCGCATCAAGGCTGGCAAGCCAGGTGACAATAGATTGATGGTGGGTCCTGTTCTGCTGGGAGTCAGATTGGATAGCGGTTCTAATATTGAAGTCAATGTAGCATCTACCGGCACTTTGGGCAGTAATCCTCCTTGATATTTAAATGACATCCTCATTCCTCCCATAAAATTAGAAGCCAACAATAGCTCAGTGAAGGTTTTGGTGTGTCTGTCCTTCTTTCGCAAACACATTCGGAAAGCCTGTCTTCTAGTGCTCATGTTTCTCAAAAAATTGGTATAGCTCATCTTGGCGTCCAGAAAGTCCCAAGGGTGAATCTCATTGTGTCCCCCAAATGCCACAGGCATGTTTGTTTCCTCAAACTCTCTAAGTCGATCCTGAATGTATGAGCCCTCGGCAAACATTTTCCTTGCTACATAATAGTGGCCCAAGCGAGGAACAGAAGTGAGGGACTCAAAAATCAAGTTTTCCATCACTTGCTTGTACTCCAAGTAATCCTTCTCGATCACCTTATAGTTAATGCCACTCTCATAATATGGGTAATCAAATTGTTCAGCAGTTGCAAACTTGAGTGCGACCCCATGAAGATCTGCCCTTGAAACTTTGTCTTTGCCTAACAAGGTCCCAATCAGTCCACTTGATACCTTGTATAATATGGCATTGTGTGGCGTCTGTGTAACCATAAGCTTGGAAAATGAACCTTCCGAACCAGCCGTGTTCTTTTCTCTTTGAGAACATGCCATGAGTGCCAACATGACCTGAGGTGTTTTGGAGTACATGTATGCTGATGCAAAAGACTCATGAGGAAGTTTCATTAAGAATTCCTTGAATCTTCGTTTAGTTTGGCTAGTCTTGGAGCAGAGATGTACAACACCTGATCTAGTGAGACTGGGCATGTTTCTCTCATTCACGGACAAGGTAGCTGTGTATGGGGCACAATCATTCATGACATTAAACGATTTAGCTATATTCTCATACCCTCCATAATTGTTCAATATTCCCAGATGACTATGGCCCACAGAATGGAGTAAAGGATCAATCAAAGGCAGTCCTCCCAACTCCAATGGAACCTTATATATTCCTGTTCCTAGTTGTTTCCACAAAGATCTGGA